TATCTATTGCCATTTAATGCTATTTCAAACTTTCCTTTATCCTTTAAGTAGGCTAACTTATTGTAAAACCTTAAAACGTTCCATTCGTAAATATTATCTTCATTTAAGCCACTATCTTCGATGCAGAGGCTAACGCTGTATTCCCAACCCCACTGCTCAAAAAAGTCTGAAATTCGGAATCTGCCTGGACTTCCGTCATCATTTCTTGTATCACTTTGTCCGCTTGCTGCAAACAATCCTCTATAATCTCGCTGTAGTTTTTCAAACAATTTGAATAAAAAAAAACAGCCCCTAGTGTATTCTTTAACTTTGCTTTCTTAAAATACTCTACATTTCTAAAATGGTTGTCACTATTGTAAACCCAACCTTTTAAAGTTAGTTCGTGGTGGCATATTGCCATTAATTCGGGCAAACATTTAATATAATCGTTTCCGTTGTTTTTAAGAATGGTAGTAAAGTCTTTTTGCTGTGCAGTTGTATATTGATGGATTTCTTTAATGTATCTAAATTTATGAAAGCCAAAACGTACTGATTTCGCAATCGGAAATTGATTAATTGGATTGATTAAGAAAGCAGCACCCAAAAGCATATCGTAAACCTTAGTAGGTGATAGGCTTTCTATGTAGTCAATTGATTTGCCAGTTAAAATTGATAGTCTTTTGCAAGCCATATCCAATTTATCTAGTTTTTCGGTTTTAAGCAACTCCAATTGTTGGAACTGCTCAACTGTTAAATCTTCGTATCTTTTAGGAATAGTCATTATAATAATATAGTATTTTATTTGTTTTTTACGTTTATTGAATAAAGAAAGTGCTTTTTTTAAGTCGGTTTAAAGCTACATATCTAACCGAGTCCCAAAAGTGATTATTCCTATCTTCGGGTACATTTATATTTTTGCCTGTGCTATCGGTTGCCCATCTATAATTATAAGCCTCTTTAATTGCATTTGTTGACCTTGCTGTTATAAATATCTTTTGTTGCTGTAAAGTATCTATTGAATTACGGATTGAATCTGGTCCTTTCTTTGCTCCCTCTATTCTAAAACCTGCCCTACGTAAATCCTCAATACTTTTAGGCTCAGCACTATCTGCTACAATCATTTGATTTCTTTGCACCCCCAATTCAGTTAGTTTCTTTATAATATCACTATTGGTTAGCCCTGTTTCGTAAATCAGTTCGTTTAAATATAAATTGCCGTCATATCTATAAACCGCTGTTAAAGTAGTTGGATCGGATGTAAAACCCCAGTCTATACCATAGGCAATAAACTCAGCATCATTTGGAACGCTATCACATTTAGCCCAATTGTTAAATACTACCCCTTGTAAATTACCGATATTACCTAAGCCGTAAACATTCCATAGATTAGCCCAATATTCATTTTTAATCGTGCCATTCTCATTAAATCCATTTGTTTGGTACATCAATATTTCATTCTTTTCATTTTCAGAAAGTAACTCATTATCTTTAAAAGTTAATTGCAAAAAGTCGCAATCGGCTCTTTTAATAACATCGGTGTCAATATAAAATTCACTATCTGGATTGTAATCGGCATAGACTTGACCGGCACGTGACGCTACTTGTCGGTAACTTTCAAAGTCTATTTTATTGACTTCGTTAAAATATGCGACATCTGAACGTAAACCTTTACCGACATCGGACTTGTCTAATCCTATAAATTTAATAAACGAACCATTTGGGAATCGGTATAAAGTACCTGCTAAAAATCTATTTTCATCATAGATACCAATTAACCGCATAAGTTTAACAAAGTCTTTAATGACTGTTAATCTCATTTTAGTTAACTCAGCACTAAGTATTAATATTTCTTTATTAGATTGACTACTTGCATGATTGATTAACAATATCAATATACTTATTGTTTTGCCTGCACCTTGACCGCCACGAATAACCCTAATCCGTTTCTTTAAAGCTGCTATCTTCAATAAGGAGGTTGTCCTTTGAATCATCTAATGGATCTAAGTTTAATATCTTAATTGGTACATTTAAAGTTGAATCCATCTTATCAGTCCAACCTAATTTGTTCTTTGCGTAGAATATTCCTTTGCCTTCATTTGCAACTATATCCGCTGCTAAACTTTGAAATAAGTCATCTATCTTTTTTATAGTGTCGGATTTAGCTTTATTATCGCTTTTAAGCCATTCATAATATGTGTCCCTACTAATTGTGTCACCTACATTACGAGGCATCCATATATTCAAAAAGAATGCTATTGTAGGTATATGCCTTTCTCTTTGCTCAACTATCTTACCCGAACCAGTTGCAACCTCTTTAACATGATTTAAACAAACATCAATATATTGATTTGCATAGTTAGGTAATTCGTTTATAAATTCAATCGACTTATTATTTGACATTATTCCAAAAATTTATATGTTCGTATTCGTCTTGCATCAATTCATTATATAAATAAAAGTTCGTTTCAATATCACCGAATTAAAGTAATTAATCCTGAAGGGTTGGTGCTGCAATCCCCTTGTTGACATGTGTGCCATCGTAAGTAATAGATATAATTAAAATGTTATTAGTATAAAGTATTTCTTTATCCAAAGGTTTATACTTTTTAACATTCAATCGTAAGTTCCTTTCGCATTCCTTACCAACCCTTAATCTTTCCTTTGGGTTTGGCTCTTCTGCATAGTCAAATGTATATTTCGCTTTGAATGGCATTACTTCTTTGTATTTTTAGGTTTAACTTCCTCACTTTGATTAATATACGCTAGTATAATTTTAAAAGTATCTTTGTAGATATTTTGGCAGGTTGCACATTCCGATAATACTTCAGCCGTTGCATCGATTGAGTTATACGCTTCGAGTACCTCTTTTACAATATCATTCGACTTGTTAGGGCTAATTAAATCCATTGCTACTGCATAAATAAAATCTTTGTGTTTAATTAAAGTTTGATTCATTTTATTTTATTTTTTATTTCTGATTTAAATTTATTATTCTCGTAAATTAGTTTCCTTTGGTTTATTCCAAGTTCACTAGCTATTTCCCTTGTTGATGTAACCACCGACTTAAATAGTATTTCTGCTTTATTCGGTTGCTCTTTTGCAAATTTAACTGTCCGCTCAAACTTCATATCTATGTCAAAATTATAACTTTCCTCTGACATATCAAAATTTACTTCATAATCATTGTGCCGTTCAACTAAAGGATTTTTTGTATTAATTAGTTTGTTTGCCCGATGCCTATCGGAGTTCATGCCTTTTAAAACATTTGAGCAGTAAGCAATAAACTGACCGTTGTTTACTTTGTCAATTAAGAATATTTCAGGTTTCTCACAAAGGTACAATAAAAACTCTTGAAATAGATCATGTTGAATATCCCGATGGTTGCATAGCTTTGCAGTCAAACCAATAAGCATTCGGCTTGTTGCTGCTATGACTATCAGTTGCTCTTTATTGATTAGCAAATGTATTAAATTTCTCTAAGAACTCATCAAAATTGTGACAAATAAAATAAATGCCGCCGGCACGTTCAATGGCTTGTTGATATTCCTTTTGCGCTTCGCTTTGTTTATCCTTCATTTTAATTTCTATTTTAATTGATTTACCTTTATAAGTTGCGGATATATCAGCCGTTCCGTTAGTGCCTTGACCTTTAATATATTTGCCGCTACCTATCTTTTTTCGGTTTCCAAGTACATCGGTTACTATTCTTGATTCATCAATATAACGACCAGTGTTAGATATTCTTTCAGCTTGACCACCTATTAGGTTAATGTAATCAGTTACACACTTTGTTAATCCGTTGGCAGTTGTATCAATGTATTTCGTTCTAACAACGTAGTCAGTTGGCATCTTAGTACGAGAGCAAGCGTAAGCGTGTTGGAGGTCGGAAAGTTGTTTTAGGGATGGTTTCATTTGTTAAAATTAGTATTATTATTTGTAAATAGAAAATCTCATTTACAACCCATTTACATTTCATTTACATTTCATTTACAACTATAAATGCTCTGTATGTATTGATATTACTATATTATTAAAAAAAAAAATATAATATGTAAATGGAATTGGTCTATTTTCTTAAAACTTATAGGATTTTTTTTTAGTTATATTTTTTTATAGCAATTTACAAAAGTTCATTTACATTTACAAAATAGTTTAAATTATTGATTATCAATGTATTATTTGTAAATGAATTGCTTATTTTCATTTACAGCTTAAAATGGTTCAGTATCATCAAAAGTATTAAGTATTTGATTATCAGCATTTTCACTTTTTTGTTTTGTAAATGTAAACGGCTGCCCAGTTTTAGAATTTAAAGATATTTCATTAAATGGATAGTAACGCTTCATTTTTTGCTGTGAAATTTTCATTTCAGTTTTTAGCACCTTAAAAATATAGTTAATTGATATTTGATTATTTTTATCAAAAAACTTTTCTTTAACATCTTTAGAGCTTGCATCAAATTCTTCACACTCGTTATTATTAAAGAAATCATTAACAAGGTAC